TTAAAAGTGGATTGTGCCGTTTTCATCCACTATAATATTGGCTTTTTCTAATCGCTCGCCATTTTCATTGAAGTAGTACCACTCTCCATCGATTTGACGGCACTCACGAGACACCATATCGCCGTCATTGACTTTTAAGTAATAGACTTTATCTTTATATTGAAGCCAGCCTTCTACCATTTCGCCATCTTCATTGAAGAAGTACCATTTTTCATCAATTAATTGCCAACCTTTTGCCATTGATCCATCTGGATGCAACCAATACCATTTTTCATTTACTGGATTTTTAAACCAATCATTTGCAATAGTATATCCATTGCTGTCAAAACGATACCACTTGTCTTCTACTTGTTTCCAATCATTTTTAACAAGTCCATTTTCATCTCTATACTGCCAACCGTCAATTGATTTTACCCAACCAATTTCTTGTACTCTATCGTTATCAATCATTTCTTGCACTGTACTTCCTAAAGATTGATAGTACTTGATTTTCTCAATTACATAATCTCTCAAGCTATCATTATCGCCACCATGCAATTGTAATGATCGAGCTGGACAAGAAGTAGAACTGAATTCATTATGAAATTTAATATTATTATAATTCGGTGTAGCTCCATAATAAAGCATATCTTCAGCTATTTGCATTAATACCATATTCTCATTTTCGATAAATTCTTCATCACTTGTACTGAATTGCTGGCAAACTTCATATCCTAACGAGTTCATGTTTGCGTTATAGTTAGCACAACTCCACGTTCCGTTAAAAGTCTCTTCTACTCTAGCTATACTATTTCTGTCGATGTAGTAATGAGCAAAACCTCTTTCTGATTCTCCATTGTCGTAACGTTGCTGTAACCAACCAATATAACTTTCTGCAGACATACTCCCTGCATCGTTGTGTAGAATGTAATAAACAGGAGCGTAACTTGGTCTAGCTCCAGCAATTCCGTTAAAAATGTTTTGATTAATAATATTTACCATCTAAATTCCTCCTATTCGTATACATCATAAATTGTACTTGCATCTTTAGATCTGATTGCATTGTATTGAGCTTTTGACCCAAACCAGTATTTTAATGCTTGTCTATTTTGTTGGTTTACAATATTTTCACCGGCTTCACCTCTATCGCCTTTTTCACCTTTGAGTGAATTTCTTTGGCTAGGCGTTAAAGTATCAAACGTTGGTCTGCTTTCTAGACTCGCAATTCTACGGTTGATATTAGCGTAAGAAGTTAAATACCTCATACCTATTCCTTTTAACGATACCGTACTGCCGTTAACTGCTGTAACTTCCCAATAACCCTCCTCAGTACCACCATTATTTAAAAAGATATCTTGTACAATATCGCCAACTTTTATACCTGATGGATTAATAATATAACTTGTATTAATTGTTGCTGTTCCACCATTTCCTGACCCCCCAATATCTCCTCTAGCGAGTCTATAAACTGGAATATTGTTTAACTCTGATTTCAACGCATGGTTTGCTAATGATTGGTGGCTAGTTAGATAACCTTTGCTTGCCAATTCTGATTTTGTTACGCTGTTATTTTTCAGATTTGCAATATCTCGTTTGACCTCTGTATCGTTATACGGTTGAGGTAGCTCTGACTTTCTAGCATATTCAGATAAAGATTGGTGAGTAGTTAAATATCTTTTGCTTTCTAACTCCTGTTTTGTTACTAAATTAGCTAAACTTTGATGAGCTGTTAAATAGCCCTTTTGTGCTAACTCGTTTTTTGTGACGGAGTTGGTTTCAATATTAGAGATTTTACCTCTTAACTCACTATCGTTGTATTGTGGTGGTAATTCTGATTTCAAAGCGTAACTTGCTAGTGATTGGTGGCTAGTTAAATAACCTTTACTTGCAAGTTCTGATTTTGTTACGCTGTTGTTTTTGAGATTGGCTATATCTCGTTTGACCTCTGTATCGTTATAAACGGTATCTTTATCAGGTTTGATTTCCAAAGCTCTAACTCTATTTGTTAACGAGTCAACCGTTTGATTGCTTGCTTTAGATGCAATTTGTCCTCTAATTTCAGTATCATTATACGGTTGAGGTAGCTCTGATTTTCTAGCATATTCAGATAAAGATTGGTGAGTAGTTAAGTAACCTTTACTAGCTAATTCATCTTTGGATACAAGATGAGATATCGATTGGTGTTCAGTAAGATAATGCTTAGCTTCTAACTTGTCATTAGTAACAAGATTTGAAATATCTTGATGGTGAGTTAAATAGCCTTTTTGCTCTAATTCTGCTTTTGTTACAAGCCCCTCTAAACTTTGGTGTTCAGTTAAGTAGTTTCTATTTACTAATTCGGTATGAGTTACAACATCTTGTTTCAGTACATCAAAAACTTCTTTATCTACCTTTTTAGCCACTTCTTCTTTTGTTGCATAACTAGATAAATCTTGATGAACTTTTAAAAATCCAGCATTTTCAAGCGTATTTACTCGATTTTCAACCTCAGACACTTTTGAATTAGTCGCAAGATTTGAGATATCTTGATGGTTAGTTAAGTATCCTTTCTGCTCCAGTTCAACTTTTGTAACCACGTTTTCTAAAGATTGATGAGCATTAAGATAGCCTTTTGCTTCTAACTCATCTTTAGTTACTAAATTAGCTAGTGATTGGTGTTCTTGTAAATAATGCTTATCTTCTAACTCTTGTTTTGTTACTAGATTTGAAGTATCAACTTTTGGTTGATTGTTGCGAACAACTTCTAACTCATCTTTTGTGGCTAAGTTACTTAAATCGACTGGTGGCTTATTTTCTAAGGTTTGTACTCGATTTTCAACGGCTTCAACTTTTGCATTAGTGGCTAAATTGCTAACATCTTGATGAGTTGTAAGATAGTGTTTATCTTCCAATTCTTGTTTCGTTACTAAGCCTGAAATGTCTTGATGAGTTGTTAAATAGCCTTTATTGGCTAACTCATCTTTAGTTACTAAATTCTCTAATGATTGATGAGTTTTTAAGTAACCTTTTGATTCTAACTCCTCTTTTGTTACTAAATGCTCCAATGATTGATGATTAGTAATGTAGCCCTTGCTTTCAAGTTCATCTTTGGTTACTAGATGAGCTAAAGATTGGTGTTCCGTCAGATATCTACTACTTTGAGTGATGAAACCTTTCAAGCTTTCTTGTACTTCATGAATTTTGTCTAGTAGGGGCTTATCATTGTATGCACCATTGGCGATTGCTTTGCTTTCTAACAAATCGATACGGTCAACAAGTGGTTGACTATCAAATTGTGGTGGAATTTCAGCTTTTTTAGCATATTCAGACAAGTCTTGATGATTTGTTAGGTAGCCTTTTGCTTCTAATTCCTGTTTTGTTACCACATTTTCTAATGATTGGTGAGCTGTTAAGTAGTTCTTTTGCTCTAGTTCTTCTTTAGAAACTAGTTTTGAAGTATCAATTTGAGGTCTAGCTTCTAAGCTCTGTACTCTTTCAGTAACTCGATCTAATTCATTTTTCTTTGAATAGTCTTCTAGTGATTGATGAGCCGTTAAATATCCCTTTTGCTCTAATTCAGATTTTGTTACAAGCCCATCTAAAGATTGGTGTTCAGTCAGATAGTGACTATCTTCAATCTCTTTTTTAGTTGCTAAATGAGATAAGTCGATTGGTGGTTTTTCTTCCAATAATTGAATTTTTTCGTTGATTGTATCTAAATTAGGAACAATTGGAATTTCACTTTTGAGTGCATACTCGTTATGAGCTTCTTGACTCGTTAAATATCCTTTCTGTTCCAATTCATTTTTAGATACAAGTTCCTCTAATTGTTGTTGTGTAGCCATTCTACCAATGTTATTTTCTAGCGATTGTACTTTTTCATTGATTGGCGTTAATTCACTTTTTGGTAAATATTGTAATAAAGCTTCTTTATCTGCCTTTGTTTCAATCGCCTGTCTTAATTCAGTATCGTTATATACTGTATCGTTGTCAGGCTTACCCTCTAACGTTTCAACTCGTTTAGCAATTGCTTCTACTGATTGAGTATCAGCTTTAGTAGCAATCTTCTCACGTAATTCACTATCGTTATAAACAGTGTCATTATCCGCTTTTGTTTCCAATGCTTCTACTTTGCTTGAAATTGCTTGAACGGCTTCTTTGTCTGCTTTCGACTCGATTTTTTGCTTAATTTCGGTATCGTCATACAATTTCTCATTAGCAACAATCTTCTTCAGCAATTCAGTGATTTCTGATTTGGTGACAATATCCGTCAATGGAACAATTCTTTTGCTTTCTTGCTCCATAACTGGTAAATCATGTTCTTTGTCAATCTCAGATACATGAACATCAAACATAAAACGGTATACATCATTTGATTTGTCGCCATTTTCGTAATAAATATAGCCGGCTACTTGTTCATCTTTTACAATTAAACTAGTATCAAAATTGACAATGATTTTATCGTTATCAACTTTACCTCTTACTTCTAGATGACGATTTGTTCTCTTAAAATGGAACAATACTACTATGTCCTCAGTAGGGACGCCACCCTCTACTGTAAACTCAAAAGTAGCGGTGTTCTTGTCGTGAGAGTAAAACTCCTCAAATAATTTGTTTCTACTATCTCTCTTTTTGGTAGTTAAGGAGATTGTTCTTTTAATAATCTTTTCCATAAAATCACTCCTTAAATAAAAAAGGACGAGCGTTTAACTCGTCCTCAACTTGATTAATACTTGATTTCTTTGATTTCGTTCATGCCATTTACAACCGATTCGATCAATGCTTTTTTAGCTTCAAAGCTTAAATGAATACCATTAGCTTCTAACTCAGCAGTTAAACGTTGTTCCGCTTCATTGAATTTATCTTCACTTGCATCTTTTACATCTTTATAGATTTGTTCTGTTGCTTGCACTACTGTTTTAGCAATACTTTTAATCAGTTCATATTGCTTAATATCCGTTTTAGCTTTGATATTCTCTACCTTTGTTTCTAAAAAACTTTTCAATTCTTTGAATAGTAAACCGATTAATACGACTAATACGCTTAATACTCCTTGCATTACAACTTGTGTTAATTCATTCATATTCTTACATCTCCTTCAATGGTAATTTCATAAATTGTTTGAATAAGTCTGCGATATAGCCATTACCTCGCAAATTTTGGTACGATTTGAACAATGCAGATAATCTTCTTGTATCATCACTTGTTCTGTACCCCCGTTTGATAATAGCGGTCAAATCTTCTTCTAAACGATATCGTTCAGTTTCTAAAATTCCATCACCAATATAACCAACGTCACTTTTTAATTTATTTACATCTTGCTTTAAATTGGTAATATCTTTGTTTAACTGACCAACATCTCCTTTTAAATTTCCGATATCAGCATTGTTTTTCTTACCAATTTCAGTAATTTCATCTACTACAGACTTGATATTGCTTATCTTGCTGTTGATATCCTCAACATCTTTCTTTCTTCCCGTTTGTATCCAAACAGTTAATAAGGCACTAATCGCTGGAATTAGCGTCAAAATAATGTTCTCACTCATGTTTCTACCACTTCCTTGCTAATAAAAAATAGGTAGAGGAATACTCCCCTACCTATTAAAAAAGGCTAAGCTTTCTTTTCGACAAGCTCGCCTTTTTCATTAATTAAAAATCCTTGACGTTCTAATTCTGCACGAACGCCTTTCTTAAGGAATTTTGGCACTTCATTGAATTTATGACGTCCATCTAAAATTCCCTCAACGAATAACAATGCTAAAGCCATATCTTTCACCCCCTTTCTATCCATTAATATTGTCCCCACTAACTGTAGTTTCTGCATTATGTTCTTCAACTTTTCCATCATTCTCATTATGACCATCTCCTTGTGCTGTTGTTGTTGGTACTACTGGTGTTGCTGTTGTTTCTGCTGTTGGTGTTACTACTGGTTGTGGCTCCGCAACTGGTTGTACTGGTGTTTCAGTAGCGACTGTTGGTTGAGTTGCTTCTTCATGCTTTTCTTCAGTAGCTACTGGTTGAGTCACTGGCGTTGTCGCTTCGTGGTGTTCTTCTGTATCTTCTTCCACTTCGCCTTGACCGTCTAATGCATGTAAACGTTCCTTGATTTCAGCAAGATCTAAAGAAAATGTTGTTGTTAACTCCATTACTGCATCAGACGTTACTTTTAAGTGATTTGTTGCTTCTTTTAATGCTTCACGGTCTTGCTTACTTGTTTCTTGTAATTTTGCTACTGCTCCGCTAGGGTCTAGCTCAATCAAGATTAAATCAAGTACTCGTTTGATTAATACTTCATCTTCTAATCCTGTTAAATCTCCCTCGAACTCTCGGATATAGTACGTATAAGGCTCCTTGCTTTCGATTGTGATTGCTGTGCTATTTGGTTTTTTTTGTTTGTTAATGACTGTAAATTCCATTTTTATTCCTCCTATTTGTATTCTTTTTTAAAGATTTTTATGTTAGTCAATTTTTTCCATAAAAACTTATTTTTGTCACTTTGATTTGGAAAAGTGACAAAAATTCTATTGTACGTTCTGTTGTTGTAACTATCGGTGTAAAGATCTGCTTCAAGTCTGCTAAAATATGCTATATTGCCATCAATCTCAAGTCTTCCATCATCGATAGTCCCCTTATAAAAATTACTCCAGTATGAATAGATTTTAATTACTATTCCCCCATCAGAGGTTTCATTAGTTTCAATATCTCCTCCACGAGAAAAAACTTGTGCATAATAAGACTTCCTCCACACAATTTTATCCCCAACATATCGACGAACTATTTCTTTACCACCAACGTAAATTCCCTCTCTTGCCATCAAAACACCTCCTTAATCGTAACAATCATAGATTGTGTTAGGGTCTTTGGTTGAGAGTGCATTGTATTGAGCTTTTGAGCCGTACCAGTACTTCAACGCTTGATTACCGTTTTGATTGGTAATTTTTGTGGATACTTCAGTTGAACGTACATTTAACGTTGAAGCATTGACACTTAATGTTCCATTTCCGTCAATATTGATGGTATTATTGTCAGGTTTAACAACACCTACATTGGTACGAGTGGCTGTTTTGGCTTTGAGTGCACCGTTGTTTACTTCAGTAGTAATGTTGTCTGGACGCATTGTTCCATTTGAATTAGCTGTCGCTACTGAAACATTGGCAGTTGCTACTGAAGTCGGGGTAAATAGCCGTTTTAACGTTGATACTTCTACTTTTTTAAGACCTGAACCGTTATGAACAATGACGATATCTCCATCCGACACATTGCTCAATGATGGTAATTCGTTAGCTTTTCTTACTTGATTGCTTAAAATCGCCATTCAATAAACCTACCTTTCTTTAATATCGTACTTCCAATCGGCTACTACTAGATTATTGTGTTCGTCAACAAGGAACGTATTTGTATTATCTTCAGCTTTGAGTGGCACATAATACTTATTTTGAAGTACCATCTCTTCTAACAATGCTAACCGTTGTTCTTGTTCGTTGAGTTCTCTTTTAGTAGCTTCATGATCTGTATAACTAGCTTGTTTTACGTTATCTACGTTAGACAAGCCTACTTGTGTTTTTGTTACTCCATGAGGATTGTTTCTATTGTTAGTATGAGACGTAAAATCACTTTGATTTGCTTTTTTTACGGTTACTGCATCAATCTTTTCTGCCAAACCGTCAATATCCGCAACTTGGTGGCGGTGAGTACGTTCCGCTTTCCCGTTCCATTTCTCTCTTTCACCAATTTGAAGATGAACGTTGGTATCTCGTTTATGAGTATCAATATTATTCTTCAGTTCGTTTTTAGCTGCATTTAACTCAGATACTTTAGCAAATACACTTGCATTAGGATTGTATTGAATCGTGATTTGTTGATTCTTACTGATTGTAGTGTTGAAATCATAATCTCGATATACAGCAGATTGTGATCGTGGCGGAATTACATCACCTTGTTCAGCCCAAGTATACATAAACAAGAACTCTGGATTATTTGCTCTTTTTGCAAATACACCAATCTCGTTAACAGCAAGCTCCTGATTAACGTTCTCGTTATCTAACCGTGCTAAAATTCTAATCGTATCAGCATTATCTGTAGACATTGATTGAGTGACTGGCAATGTATGAACGATTTGAACAATATCGTTCTTCGTTTCTGCCCCAGTCCTGTGTCGTCCGCTTCCTAATGCAACACGAGTAAAAGTAATCGTTTCTCTATTCGCTACTGCTTGACTAACCTCTGTAACTGCTTTATTGGTTACAATTGGTTGAATAAAATACGACATTTCTCATCCTCCTTTACTTGAATATGATTGAGCCGTTTTGTTGTACTGAAAAAGCACCAACATAGATTGTGCTATTCATTGGTGCTTCGACTGCGAATTGTATTCCTAAGTGAGCTGGAATCAATTCACGAATATATAATGTAAATCTTTTTAGATACGAGGATGGTAATTCTCCAAGAAATTTGATATAAACTACCGAACCTTGCACTGAAACGATATTGTTGATATTAGTAAAACTTTTAGTAATCTTTTCTAAAGTTTGAGAACTAATCTTTACTTTAGTTGAAATCAACGTCATTAAATAACGACGTCTTTCCTCAATATCAGTTGTTTTAGGCTTGATTTTTAAAGATTTTTCCCATCTGTCAATCCAGTCTTCTGTTGCTTCAGGTAATAACATCAAACGGCGAGTATCAAAGATTAACTGAGTAATTAATTCAACATCTGGAATTTCAGCTTCTAACATATCTGTAATTGATTTATCTAAAATTTCAGGCAGTGCGTTTAACATTCTTTCTCTAACTTGCATTAATTGTCACCTCTGCTAATTTAGGTATCATATTAGTAGATAATTCAACGCTATTTTCACGTCCATTAATTAACACTCTATCAACGTCCTTAACTCCATTAATTCTGTCAATAATAGTAGCTACTTTGTAGTTTCGTACCTCTTTTTCTTCAAAGGCTTCATCACGTAAGTATTTAATTAATTGGATTCTAGCTTCTTTTCTAATTGTTTCAATATCCACATCTTCATCAATTTTAATTGTTGCGACAATACGAATGTCAAATCCACTAACCGATTGAACTGTTACATAAGCACCGATTGGAGCTACGCCCAACCCATGCCCACTAGGTTCTGGATCTAAAAAGTTTTTGAATCTAGATACTAATTCTGGAGTAGCTTCGTTCCCATCAGCATCAGTAATAGATACACGAACCGTATTAGCACCTTTCCAAAGTGGCTCTACTAATGCAGAACCAACACCAACAAACTCACTCGCCCATTTCTTGTATTGAGCAACGTTTCCGTTTAAAGTAGGTGTCTTTAAATAGTCTATTGTACGTTTTCGTAAAGCTTTATCACTTTCTTCATCTTCCCCTAAAACGATAATTTGACCGATTTCAGCCCCTTTAAATTCACTCATCACGTCAATATTAATTAATTGTCCAGTAACATAATTAGGAGCATTTCCAACTTGTTCCGCAACAACTGTATAATCAAAACCATTCTTGCGTTCTAATACCCTAAAGTTAAACTCACTATTGACTACACTGAAACGAGTGCCTAAAGGAATTTCTTGCTTAAATTTAACCAATCTTACTGAAGCTGTAGCTGGTAGCCTTTCAACTCCAAACTGTCTACACAATCGAGTTAAGAATACTCCAGTGCTTGTATCAAGAAAGTTAATATCTTCATACGATTTCAATACTGTATATTGAATTGCAACTTCTCTTGCTGCAGGAGCGACAAGGTTATAAAGCATTGAACCTTCTCTTTTATCGTACTTATCATCAAATCTACTAAGCATATCTTCTAAGATTTCATTATAAGTTTTTACTTGTATCATCTAGTCACCTCCATTTCAAAAGTGCCATAGTCACTATCTACCGTAAATTTAACAAAAAACTCATCCTTGTCTATTTTGATAGAAAAAGAATGAGCTTGTTTAATCCTATCATCTTCATAGATAGCCTCTTTAATTCGCCTTGCTATATCCAAACGTGCAAAATCTACATCTCCACCAAATAATTCATCTAACTCAATCCCATATCTATGGTCGTATATCGTATGAATAAACCGTTCGGTTGATAAAATTCTGCGTATTGATTGCTTCAAGGCTTTAATTCCATCAATTTCTAACAGGATATTGGTTTCATCCAAAGTTAGAGATGGTTGCTTCTTCGCTTCAACTACATTCTTCGCCAAAGCTAAAAAATTAGTCTTGGGAGTACTCATTTATCAGAACCCCCTTTTGGTTTTCGCTTATAGTGGAAAATCTTCTTATACAAAACATAGTAAAATCCTCCACCATCTTGGCGAACGAGGTATAGCACTTGTCCAACATATTCAGGATCTAACTCTTCATCTGTCCAAGTAACTTGAAGCATAGAGTCATCTAAAATCAATTCATTACTCAATTGAATTTTCAATGGAGATACAGATAAAACTGTTCCTGTTGTTACTTTAGAAAATTGGCGATTTTCTAAAAAATTACTAAATAACTTCTTTAAATTTTCTACTACTTCCATTAATCTCGACCCTCCGCCATAAACAATTTAATTTCCATTTTGTGCTTGCTATCTTCAAAAGTATGAGTGGCTTCTTCGATAACATACCACCCCTTTTTGTTGATATCTTGCACATCTATATACACTGCGTGACCTGCTAAAAAATCAGTACTTCCGATATCTGAAGATAAGGATATGGTTTCCTTTGGACGATTTTTCAATTTAAGGAGCATTTCTCCCCATTGCTTAATTTGTCCTTCAGTAGCTTTTTCATCTACTTTCTTCATATACTGTAGCTTTCCCCAAGCACCAATGTTATAGCTATCTTTATAAATATAGACTTCACGCTTTTTATTTTTTTTATTCTCTTGAACAAGTCGTACGATATTGGCACTATCCTCAATAGAACTTTCGTATTCATATTCAGTTAAGAACGATTCATTCCCAATAATGTATTGAATTGGTAAGTTTTTAGGTGTAGTCAATGTTAGTTCTCCAAATTTATCGAATAATACTAACAATTCTCCACTTTGAACCAAGGATTCGTCCATAGCTTCTTGAATAATATCTAGTGCTTTCTTATCTTCTTTCAATTGAGGAGATAATACAGCACTAGAACCTTTTAATTCGCCAACCTTCAAACTGAAATCTTCAGCTATTGCAGAAACAATTTGATTGACGTTTTTATCTTTTGCGACAAAATTTATATTTCTTAACAAATATTTTTTCTGATCGTGGAACGTTAACGTGACCTTCGTGTCTTTCGAATACTTAATTTTGGTTAGATACCCGAAGAACAACTCCTTATCATCTTTTTTAAAAGCAATAGGAGAGCCATGTTCAAATTCAATTTTCGTTGAATTATAAATCTCGACTTCTAAGCTCCAAGCAGAGCCTTGACGAACTGTTTTGAATGTAATGGTACTGGCAATTGTAGCAATATCCCATGTATCGCCTGTTTTGTTGTTTTGATAGAATAATTGAATCATGTTGGTATCACAAACTCCTGACCTGGATAAATCCAATGAGGGTCTTCAATTTTATCCTTGTTAGCTTCATAGATTTTTGTGTACAAACTGCCGTCACCATAAAATTTTTGAGCAATACCCCACAACGTATCGCCACTTACAACTGTATGAGATTGTTGCTGTGGTGGTTCAGTTGTTGGAGTACGTTCTTCAGTATTTTCTTTCTTTTGTTTCGTTGCTTCTAAAGCCTCTTTGTCCTTAATCGTCACTTTTCTCGGTTTGTGGGAACGATATTGAAGAAACTTAATGTTGTAGATAATATCCAACTCATAACCCGTTTTAGTAGAAACTTCAAACTCTTTAATTAAGAATTTTCCATTTACGGCAGAGCCAAAAGCACCCCCAATCATTAATCTGACGGGAGTGCCTTTCTCTTTATAACCTCTAATTGATGAAATGAAGCTTTCTGGGGAAACGTTGCTATAAATTGGATAATTACCATCATAACGACCACTAGGAATAAACGATTCAAATTCAATTGTCTGTAATTCTGGACTACCCACAATCGTAACATTTCCTGTATCGATAATTGATACAGTTTCTATCCCTTGGTTGTCAGTCATTTTAATACTTTCTGGATTGACTGGTAATTTGATACTCTCAATAAATATATTCATTGTTTCCACCTCCTAATAAGCTAACCCGTCTGCACCATTGTTAATTGCTTCAACAATCGTCGCGTTCAAGTCATCAAGCATATTTCCATACTCTCTGTCACTATTGATTGAATCAATATTCGTCACGATTTCTGGTTTTAAAGTAATAAAGTTTTGTTGCCATTTCATTGTCGCTACATCTTGAACTAGTTTGATAAATTCATCATCTAACTTAACGCTATCTTTGATTTTACCGACACTGTCTAAATGTCCGCCTTTTGGATTGTGAGATTTGCTATCTCCGCCACCAGCAGAATTATTAGCTGGGCTTAGCTCGTATGGTGTACTGCCGTTATCGCCTAAGAATGAGTTCCCGACATCTCCAGGGCTTCCACTGAACATATCGCCAACTGCTTTATCAATACCTTGTCCCATCTCATAACCAGTATTAAAAGCACCTCCGACATCACCATAGCCTAAACTTCCAATTTTCGGAGCTTGGAAACTTGGAGCGTCACCTAAAGACTCTAAATGACTAACAATTCCATCAGCCAAGTGTAAGCCTTCAAATGTCTTCTTAACTGGTGCTTTCATACTATCGATCGCATTTCCAATATCGTTACCGAAGTCAACCCTTCCTAACGATACAGTACCAACCGCACCAATATTCAAGCCCATTCCGTTTAAGAAGCCAATCATCCCATTAATTCCGCTTAAAATTCCGTTAATCATACCTTCAACCAAGCTAATAACTCCATTGACCATTGAACTAACAAAATTCCCAATAGCTACAGCCATATCTCGACCACCTTGGGCTATGTTGTACCAAGCAGTCTGGAATTGGAATACTAATTCAAATACTAGATTGATAGCCCCTGTTACAAGCCAATCAACCGCTCCTAATATAAGAGCTAATAACATTAAAATGAATTCATATATCATGAATAATGAAGCTATAACAATATTCACCAAGCCAACTACGATTGCTATTATTCCATTGATTATCAATATCACAATATTGAATACCCACATTAATATATTCCATATCGTCATTCCTAATGCGAACACTGAACCAATAATAACACCAGTAGCAGAAATCGAAGTTCCAGCCCACTGATTAAAAGCATTTATAGCAGCATAAATGATACCAATCAGTATGATAATAGCCATAATCACCCAACCAATTGGACCCATTGCCATTACAGCATTAAAAGCAGCAACTGCTCCCTTGGCTAAATTCATAGCCATTTCTAAACCTTTCATAGCCCAGGTTACTGCATTGACTGATAACCAGTAATAGAACATTGCTCCTGCAACTGCAATAACAATTGGAGCAATCGTTGACCAGTTGTCCGCTATCCACTTAATGAGTGGAGCTATCTTACTCCAAATTGCACCGATAATATCCATCAACACAATCAACACATTAATAATAACTTGAATAGCACTAGCAACCATTGCAGCAAATTGTTGGAACTCTGCAGAGTTTGCTATTTGATTAATTTTTATGGATAAAGGTTCAAAAGCTTTTGTTGCAAAGTTGATAAAGTTCTGCCACGCTCTTCCCCACGTCATAGGCATATTCCTAAACTGTTGGTCTATGGTTTCTGACGCTTCGAGCATAGCAGTTTTAACAATGTCGGCAGTAATTTTTCCATCTGCACCTAGTTTTTTTACCTCTCCACGAGTTACTCCTAACTTAGTAGCAATTGCTTGGATTAAAGCAGGAGAAGTTTCAGCAAGAGAACGTAATTCGTCCCCTTGCAGCTTACCGCTCGCCATTGCTTGAGTTAACTGCATCATGGCGCTTTTTTGTTCTTCGATACTAGCTCCACCGACAACGAATGATTTGTTCATAGTTTCTAAGAATGCTATTGTTTCGCCATTATTCTGGAATACATCTCCAGCTTGCATTCGCATTTTAGCTACACCATTCGCCATTTCAGTGTAGGCAGAACCAGTTCGTTGTGCAGAAGTAAAGATTGATTTTTGAAGTTCGTTTGTAGTCTGCATTCCGTCGTTGATCATGTTCAAACGTGCATTCATATTTGCATAATCGTCTGACATATTCATAGCTTTTCCAATCGTCGCTCCTACTGCAACTCCAGCTAAAGCCCCTTTCAAAGCACTTAAACCTTTAGAAGAATTACCTGCTTGATTTAACTTTTGACTAGCAACATCAGCAGCGTTAGCTACCGAGTACAAAGCTAGTTTTTCTTTTTTTAACCCCATTTCAGCAAGAAGTGTTTCTCTAACAAACTTCCCTTGAGCGTTAACTACACGACCTGCAGAATTTACAAAGTATTGAGAGTATCCTCCGAGACGAAACATAGCTAGAGCTTGAGAACGAATAGAACTTGTCACTCTTTCTCCAATTGAATGTACTTGATTCATTGTGTTATGAACACGTTGCAAAGTTCCACTGACCCTATCCGTCAAGCTCAGTGTAGTATTGATTCCTGCCATCTAGCGTCACTTCACTTTCTTTTTCATTTTCTCACGTTCTTTAGTTTCAAGTTCAATACAAGCAATTATGAATGCTTTTTCTTCCATATCCATTCGCATCCAATCTTTTGGGCGAATATAATAATTCACGAGGGCGTAGTAAGCTAATTTAGCTTCACTATCCTCGTGAATTAGTTTTTTGCTTCTTCAATTTTGTCGTTAACACTTGTATTTAACCCACTAGCTTCTGTGATTGCTTCTAAAATTAAAGCATTTTCGCCCCAGTTGAACATTTCGCCATACAATTCATGAGCTCCCATTGCTCCATACGACTCTTGTAACGCTTTGTCATTTAAGTCAGGATAAATAATAGATGCTACACACAATTCACGATTGTAGCGAGTGCCATCAAATACTTTTTCTTGTCGTCCATTTCGACCTGTTTTAGTAGTAAAGCATCGGTCATTAATAGAGTCAACTTCTCTAGCTGTTAACACTCTAAATTGAATTGCTTCTTCAAAATTCGGTAATGAAACTTCATGAGTTTCAGCACCTTTCTTATTTTTCTTAAAAAACGATTTCAAACTGCTCATATTGAACCTCCTAAGTTTTTCTAATATTTAATTTCTTGGAATTGAGATAAGATATCAAAATCTTGGAAAGTAAAGTCTGTTTCTTCATCAATTACATCATCAGAAGAACCGTCTAACTTGAAGATTAATGATTCTTTAAATAAAACTCCCTTAAGCACGACTGTATATCGCCCTGCACGTGAAGTCTTATCGTCATTCGTACATTTAATATCAATACGTGGTAAAATACCTTGTTTGACATATTTTAAAGCCATAGCTTTTAATTCTGGTCGGTGGTAGTACATCTTCAATGAGCCTGTACCTTCAGCACCGACTACTTTTCCACCCTTCATACGTGAATTTAAAGGCGTTACATCAGCTTTTGTATATTCCACTTTCGCTTCTAATGAAATAAGTTCCGCTAATTCGTATTGTTTGTCGTCGATTGTAAAGAAGACTGTTCCCTCTTTTGCAGACAAAGCATCTAATTGATCCATAATTGCCATATACTATTCCCTCCTCTAATCACAAATAACCGTCATATAAAGAATTTCCATTGCATCTGTTAAGACAATTGGTAAATTCACTACGACGGATTCTTTTGTGATACCTTGTTTAATTTCGATATCGTCAGCTTTATACTCAAGAGCATTCTTAGCTACTAGAGGGTCTAATACGTTACTAATAATACGTTGTTTAAATAACTCACGACCATTAACATTATTAGGAACCTTACCAATGAAATAATTTTCAAAAATATACTGAACATTAGCGTTAATATTATCCATTGTTCTAATAAGCTTGTTTTTACCAAAGATACGGCTTTTTTCTGCTGTATAACTTGTAAATGAACTAACGTCTGTCAATACGATTACTTTTTCATGTTTGTAAGCAAAAATTAAATGACCTTTGTTAATTAATTTAGTAGCTTCAGCTTCATTCTTACGTTCACAGTCGATCGCACCAGGATACGCTTTATACGTATTAGAATTTAATCTAGCTCCTGCATATTGACCTGCAATGAAGTAAACGCATTGTTTTGCAGATAATTTTGTTCCGTCCGATAAAGTTACTCCGTTACCAACTGAAACAACTGCTTCGTTGTCAGCTTCAGCATATTCGTTTACTACCGCTCCAACTGAACGACCTTCATCTCGCCATTGCTTGATTTTAGCCACTAAAAGAGCTTTTGTAGCTGCTTGGTCTGTTCCTAAGGCTAACACTCTAAAGTCTTGTGTATCTAAGCCATTTAAGAAATTTTCAACCTCTGCATTAGTCGTTTGTCCATCCGTACCACCTTCAAGTAATACTGTTTTATCTTCAGTCGGTAATGTACCAGTGATAGATACATAATTATTCTCAAACGGTAATTGAGAAACAATCTGTTTATCTACTGTTTTACCAAAGAACACTGTTTGCACTTCCATTCCTGCATCCACTTGTTTTTTAAATAAAACATGAATATGGTTACCAGCAGTTCCTTTGTATTTTGCTGTAACTACTACTTCATCTTCTGTCTTAGTAGCTTTAACTCCAGTATCATTCACTCCGTTATAAGCTAATACCTTACCAGTACCTTTTAACGCTTCACGAATTTCAATTAATTCATCAATTGGCTTTCCAAATGTTTTTCTAAAATCCGTTGTGCCATCTACTAGAGTAAATGTACCGATTTCTCCCCAAGCTCCACTAACCATAACTGCTGCAATTGTGTTATCCTCTAATGGAATAATCACATCTTCACGACTTTCAAAATTAATGTAAGCTTTTGGAATACGTTTGTTTTGTACAGTCCATTGTGCCATTAATGCACTCCTCCTTTTCTCCATTCGTCCAAAATATCTTTCACTTGATTGACTGAATATTGCTTCGAGTTATCTAGCAATGCATCCAGTAACAATCGTTCATCTTCAAAATATAGTAAGATTGCTTCTTTGCTATATTTTGGTTCATCATCAAATAGTTCCATCATTAGCAGACTCACCAACCCTTTCCAGAACTTCCATTTTGATTTCTTCTTTCGTCCATCTAACGTAACGAGTTACTTTAAACGTACAAATTAAGTCATTTTCGTTATATTCCACTTCTAAATTGTCGATATGATACTTATCTCCTAAGTATCTAAAATCTGGAGACATAAATAATTCTTCAATTTTTGCAAATTGCTCATATAAGTTCTCCGTTTTTTCGGTATAGTAGTGTAATAGAACAACAAAAACCTGTTTATCGTTTTGGTTTGCTAACCTCTTACGATTCACAGGTTTCACGTCTAAAATAAAACAAGGTGTAGATAACCCTTGACGGATTTGTTCATCATACACCTTGCACTTAAATACATCTTTTAGCTGTTTTATTATCAGCGGTTTAATACTATAGTCCATCAAGCACCTCCGCCAATTTATTTTCTATTGTCTGAACAATCGCAGGAATTTTCTCCTCGATTTCAGCTTCTGTCAATTTCATCATGAATTTTCCTTCAACCCATGGGCGAACCAATCGCCTTTCAATTGCTGGAACATACCGTCCAACTTCCTGTCTATGTCCACTTTCGACAAATGAAGCATACTCAACAGTGTTGAATACATTAATAATATAAGTATTCCCCTTTTTGCTTACGGCACATTGCCAATTTTGGTTCAATTTACCAGTCAGTCCTTTTGGAGTACGTATTTTAACTGAACGCATAAATTCTAGCCCGATTGCTTTTGCAGCCTTCCTAAATTCAGCATCTATGATTTTTTGAGCTTTCTCTAACTTCTTTATATAAGCGACTAGTTCGCTATCATCAAACCCATTCATGACGCTTCACCACCAATTCTTGATGAGTGATATAGACCATTGGGTCTTCGCTCGTTAAGTACTTAACTCCATCTACAGTAATTTTGCTACCTGACTTAATATAGATGTCTGGCTGGCAAAATACTTTATGTTCCGTTTGAAGCAATCTAGCTTCATTTTGCTCTGAATTTTTCAAAGACTGTACTGATAATCTACAAGGGATATCAGCGTGAGCCTTTTGAAATTCAATTCCGTCAGCCCCATTGTCTTTAATAACCTCTCTAGCTTCGTATACGTCTAACTTCTTATCGTACATCCACATAATCGAAGATTGAGCTTTAATAAGCACGTCATTTACTTTCATACTTACCACCTCAACTTTCTAAATTCCTGCAGTTGTGATTGGAAATTATATAGCAAGCTTTGAGCTTTTGAAGTAGCTTCATCTCTTGATAACTCTACTCTAGTGTCACCTACAGAAATACTTCTAGCTCCACTAGCTTCTTCTGGATTCATCAATGCATGAAGCATATTCATAGCAACAAAACGTAATTCCCATGGAAATTCAGTCAAATTACAATAATTGAGGATAGCTTGCATAACTTCATCTACCGCAATATCTGATGGATATTCTTGATACTTCTCATCATAAGCTTGACAAATTTCACGTCGAATAGCTTCATGAGTTTTTCTCATTTCTTCTAATTCCATGATTGCTATCCTCCTTTTCTCTAAACTAACGGTTCTCCGTTTCGAGCGTTAGCGACTGTTAAGTTTGCTTTAACAGTTGCTAATTCAGCTTTTACTTGTTCTAACTCGGCTTTTAATGCATCACGTTCTGCTTCTAATGCTGTTAAAGTAGCTTTCTTAACTTTTGTTTTTTCTAATTCTTCAACATCAGCTTGTAAAGCATCACGTTCTTCTTTGATTGCACGGTATTCAGCAACTGTGTAAGTACGTCCGCCTGTAGCTGGTTTTGCTACTACATACTCACCATTTTGCACTTCTACTACATCATAGCCATCAGCTAAGTACGCTTCTTCTTCTAATTCATCAATATGAAGTACTCGGTTATCTTTTTTAACTGTTAACATTTATATTCCTCCTATTCTGAAATAACGAACGCTAAGCCTTCGTGTTTTTGATTGAATAACAATACATCATCGTAAGATTGTTCATAGTACAAGTAGTTCCCGCTTGTAGATGCAGATGGTTGGTCTAATCCAACAAATTCATATTTTTGTGGTGCTGCCATACATGGAATATGAATTAAGAAGAATTGGACTTGTTTAGCTGTTCCGTCTGCTTTAGCTCCATTTGTAAAGTTGTATAAAGTTTTCATACGATCAGATGGAATAGCTGGTTCAATAGTTACTTCATCTAATCGACCAATTGAACGGTCAATAGTGCTTCCTGCACCATGGATATTCACAGTACGTCCAAATTGTTTAATGTTTTTGATTACACGTTTAATTGTAGGAGTACAGAATAATGTACGATCTTCTGCTGGAACTCCTGCTTCATCCATTTGTTCCATTAATTCATCAAATGTACTTAAGAAGTTTTCTTCTGTAATATTTAACTTCTTGATTTGTTTATTGGTTGTATCTAATGCTTGTTTACGAGCAAATAATTTAGATACCATAAACTTATCCATTTCTGGAATTTTCTCTGTATCGTTAAATACTCGAGTGATATTCGCAATTGAAGTTACATAGTTTGTTTCATCAATGTCTGATGGGTCTACTAATGTTGACCAGTAGCGCTCGTTTTGCAATTGGTAAGTTTCCCATTGATTTTCATAATTCGCTTCAATAGTTCCAATTGTACGACGAGTACGGTCTTTACGACCTTCCTTAATTAATAAACGTGGTACTTTAACTTCTTTAGCTCCAGTGAATTTTAATAAGCCATTTGAAGGTGAGTTCCATAATTTGCTAGTGAATAGCATTCCATTTTCGCTATAGCGTTTCTGTAATGCTGTTTGATATGATTGTGCATAGTTTAATGTTGCTGGCATTGTTTTTCCCTCTTTCTATATTAAAAATCTGACATAAATGCTTCTACCATTTGAGCAGTTAAGTCATTATTGTTACTTTCTGGCACTGTAGCACCCTGTGGTTTCGCTCCTGATACATGACCTGCAGTTGGTTCAGCCTCAGGAACAAATAAAAAGCCTTTAGATTCTTTTAATGTAGTTAACTGTTCATCTAAACCTTTAACTCCACCTTTTTCATCTAAAGACAGTTTTGATTTGTCTAATAAGCCATTCACAATTGAAGCATCATGAACCTTATTGCTAATCTGCATTGAAATAGCATGGTTTAATTTAATATCTGCCATTTCATGCTCATGTTCTTCTTTCTGTGCTTTATACTTCTTATCCAAATCATTGTATTTTTGTAATAGTTCAGCATTACCTTCAGTTTCTTTTTTGAGTGCTTTCAAATCCTTGTCACGTTCGTCCAATTGATTCTGCAAACTAGTTGCGTTACCTTCTGCAGCAGATAACTTGTTTTGTAACTCTTGAGTAGACTTACCGTGTTCTGCCATGATTTGAGCAATCTGTTCTTCAGATAACTCTAACTTTTCCAAAAATTTTCTGTTCATTTCTTTCTCCTCCTGTACGATTGTTTAACGTGGCAACGACCACGCTGTTGGACAAAATAAAAAAGCCTTTTAACGCCATGCCTAGGGCGATTGTTTATAATCTTCCCCGATTGTATAATCTACAAAAAGGGGGTGAGATTATGAAGAAATCTGAATTGGAAACTTTAATTTCTAACAAAAGCCAAGAAATCCTCAAGCAAATGGCTAAAGAATTGAAAGAAAATTATATTGATAATCCAGATAAGTCAAAATCCGATGAATTTGCTTATCTACAACTAAATTATCCAATTGAAGTTTCCAAACGTCTAATATATAGCGTATTATCAGAAGTCCTTACTATCGATTAATTTATTAATTGAATGATGGAAGTTTCTGATTTTTCGCTGTTCTTCTATATGTAGCACTAACTTTGTTGTAATGACAGTTACAGCAATTTTTAGTGCTATTTTTATATACTTCCTCAAGGTAATACCTCCAATATATAAATTTATTTAAAAACTTTGTTTGAAACTTTTGAATATACATCAACATAAGTTTCGTTTTTGTCGCCGTTATGAGTGATTTCAGCATAGTTCCCGCACGGTTCATCTGAAGAAATCTCATTTGTTCCAACTAATACTTTCCAATTTTGCAGAACTTTGCTAAACCACACTACATAGCAATCTTTAGCTTTGATTTCACGTCCTGATAATCGAGTAAACTCCTCGGACGCTAATCGTCTAGCTTTATCTAACATATACACCCCTCCTTTCATTAAAAAAAGTGTATAAAAAAACACTTAGCGTTAACTAAGTGTTTTAGTGTTTTATATTGCATAATCAAAACCAATTTTTGATTTAATATTATTAAATAAATCTAAGACCGACTGAGGTGTATCCTCTTTAAACAATACACGAGGATTATTTTGATCTGGATAAACTTTGTCAACCCACTCGTCAATTTTATTATAAAAGATTAACAACTCTTTACTAGGTACAGCCATTACTTCCATTTCAATACCTCCTTCACTTTTTGTAATAACACATTATCACTTACATCTTCGCCAATCACTCCAACTTCTGCTACAAGTTCATTGATGTTGTTATAATATAAAAATGCGTTATAAGCGTTCAAGCTAATATTTTTCAAATAACTACGATCTGTAGACTGCTGTTGCTTAACATAAGTTACTAACTCTGAATTTAACACCGTCATAGCTTGTTCAACACTATTATAACGTTTTTTATTGGTGTTGTAAAAGGCTTTCGCTGAATCCCAGTGCTTTTTGTGAGTTAACTCATGAATAATTGCATCTTTAATATTTTTCGAAGCAAAAAAACCATCCGATAAAATATCTTTGAATTCTTTCTCCGAGCTAAGAGCATCACTTATAAATAAAATATCTTGCTTATTGTCATATCCAGCTAGACCAGGAAGCCTTGATTCTTTTAGAAATACAACAGTTGGTTTTGAATAATCTGGTAATTGGCGAAAAGCTTCTTGAACGTTCGCAATTGTATCTCTAATTTTCTTACTAGTATCCTGAGCCCAAAAATCAAACTCGGTTCCGCTAAGTTTTTTGGCATTCACTCGAATGTCATCTCCAACGACGAAAGACCGTTGTTTTGCCATTAAATCAATTGAATTCATACCTTGATTATATACCTTTCCCTTATTTCTCGCAATCAGTTTTTCTTTAATTGCTTCACCTTCACGTTCCCACTCATCAAATACATCACTCAACGACTTATCGTTCGGAGCAACATTAACTTTATGATCATTCATTAAAATATCAATATAAGGATTGTCACTCTTTTCTCCATCTTTTGATTGATGACTTGGCATAATCGTTGAACGACACCATACATGAAATGGTGGTGCAGTTTGTCCTGCTTTATATTCAGAAATAGGATATATTTTTCCATTTTTTCTTCGACAAATCTTTGAAGTATTATTGTCTAACACCGCAACGATTTCATAGTATTCTGCTCCAAGCTCTTTGATAGTATCTAAGGTTGCTAAATTGTTGTAAAACGTTGTTTCAGTTTGAACTAATGTTCTAGCTTGACTCAAAGCTACTCCTGTTCTAAGAGTTAACTCTTTAGACATCCTGTCTACTGACCAACCTCCAGTTAACCCTTGGTCTATCACTTTTTGAATAGAATTAAACGTACGTTGGCTTTGCCCCCAAATACGCTCTGAAAACTCTTGTCCACTCCAATTGGTAGCTAGTTTATTTTGTACGGCTTTTAAGTTCAAAATAGGTTTCTCAACTATTCCAAAATCAGCAAGGTTCTTCATTTGTTGAATTTTACCTTTTACATAAACTTCAGATAAGTTATTCGTTACATTATCCGCTATTCCATTTTTACCACCATATAGTTCAGCAGTTTTCCGTTCGATTTCAGCAAGCAACGCTTCTTTTCTACTAATTCTATGACGATAAGCTAATGCATCTAACAAAGGTGTAGGTGTATCTGGATTCAAAGCCATTGCCCTAAACTTTTCGAGCGTAACTCCTTGAAACTCTTTCATCTCATTATCTCTCAAATAACGTTTAGCTTCAGCATGACTCAATTTGTGATCTTTAGCATATCGAGCATAGAAAGTTTCAATCTCTGAAATCAAATCTTGTCTATAAGAAGCTAATTGATTACCGACTTTAGACAAATATCGTTCACTGACTAAATGAGCATCTTGTTCTTGCTGCAACGCTCTTTCCATCCAATACTTTCGATTTTCTTCTTCGTACTTATCAATCTTATCTTTCTTCATCTTCATCAACTACTTCCTTAAATGAATTTTGTTGATACTCCTCTATATGCTCTTTCTTTTGTTTCTCTAATCGTTCTTCCACCTCTGGTTTGTACCAAGGGTGCTGCTCTCTAATCGTTAAATCATCTAGGATTCCGATTGAGTTAGAACAATCTTGAATAGCTTCGCTTTCATTAGAAATAACATCTCGATTAAATACATAGCTAAATGTACTAATATCAAGCGTTACTCCATTATTTGAAGCGTACTGTTGAGCAAACCACATAAATTGTTTTAAGCCTTTTTGAAACTCATTCTCTAGCTCATTACAATCTAAATCTAAGTCAGTATATCGCCATTTCAACGCTTGTCCACTAGCATTTCCTAAGTTTTCATCTTGCGTATCAATTGCTCTAGCAGATTCGTATAAGAATTTTCTCGATCTTGCAATATCCTGCTCTGCTCCAGTCGTATCGTTACTGGCTTGTAACGTATCTACTCCACCGTCGCTAGCTACTTTCACTGACCTAAATCGATTCAAATTAGTCATGAACTCGTTTAAGTCTGCTCCTTGATAGTTCTTTAATACATAAATAAGCTTCGGCATATCCGCTAACATATCTGCATTAGTAGACATTTGTAATTGAATGTTGTCGATTAATGACTTCACTTGAACAAGTAAGCTATCTTCATATTCGTTATATCTGAATGGAATTAGTGGGACTTTATCCCAAACGTAAGGAGTTTTACCTCCATCTCCATTCTGATAATAGAAATGGGCTTGTTTTTCTTTGGAAACTGGATTCAATTCTAAATGATTATCTTTCCAAATATAATCAGTAATACCAGTTTCGTCCCAGTATTCTACATAAGTTTTAAATACCTTTCTTTGGAACTCATAAACAGGTTGCACATACACTCTAATAAACGCATCTAACTCGATATGACGTTCATCTTTCCAAAAAGGTATAATCTGTTCAGTTGGTATTTTAAACAGCCGTAATCGACCATTTTCGTCATAATAAGGCAACCCATAAGCCACACCTTTTAAAACAGCTTCTTTCCCAAGTGACTTAACTGTAGAAAGTAGCTCCTCATCAAAAATATCATTCAGTAACTCCGTTTCTTGTTCATTGTTACCATCTCCTATTGAAATTGTTGGTTCTTTAGAAAACAAATAGCCAACTTTCTGGTCTACTAGTTTCTTAAATAGTCCCATTTCAATTTGTGAGTTCGTTCTCCAATCTACATCTACTCGTTTTTTTCTAATATCTGTATTATTTCGATAATAGTCATAAGCAGTTTTCATTAGTTTTGTTTTATCTGAAGCTAGATGCTCTCTAATTTCAATTTCTAGTATTTCTTTTTCTGTCGTTCCAGTAATCATTAACTTAGTTAACAGATTTTCAAACCAATTACTCAAATTATTATCTCCTCTCTACCAAAATGAAATGCTTGGTTGTTTCATATCGTCTTCAAATGCATATCTCGTTGCATCTATCGTATGATCGTTTACTTCTTCTAGTTTTGCTTTAGGATTTCCATCACGGTCAACTGCATAGTCAGCACTTTCAAACTCTCTAGCTATATTTGGTGTTCGTTTAGGGTCAATAACAATAGCTTCTAAATCATCCAGCCAACGTTCACCATATTCCCTACTATCAGCACCTTTTTTAGCCCCTTGAACTAATGGAATGTTCAAATTAAGCCTTAATTCATCAATCGACTTAGGTTCTGCACTATCGCAAGTTATCATTTGAGATTGATAGCCTTTCTCTCTGATTCTGCTGGCTAATTCACGGTTACTAATCTTGACACCATAAATTTCGTCCATAGCATAAATAATTCGTTTCTTTTTATCATAGTGCCACCGAACAAAAGCTAACGGGTCGTTTGCATATCCGAAGTCATTCCCTTGTCGGATATTATCAAACGTTGCTATTTCTTCATCCGTTATGGTTCTGAATACGAGATTTTCAAAAGGTGCTACCCCTGAACCAATTGCTTTACCCAAATATTCCCATTCATATCGTCGTTCATTTCGCTCTTTTGTGGCTTCTGCCTCTTCAATAAACGCTTTAGATATAAAAGGGTTATCGAGATATGTAGAATGGTGTACACTCGTATTTTGAGGCTGTATCACACTCTCGTATTTCTTATTTACCCACGATTGCTTTCTCTTTGGTGGGTTGTAAGAGTAAAAAAACTTATAAAAAAGACCATCACCTAATTCCCCACGTAAAAGTGAGTTGGTAATAGTCTTAACTTCATCTTCTGTTTTAAATTCAGCAAGCTCCTCAATCCAGCCAATAGCAAATGGAAAACGACTATCTTTTAACGACTTGATACGTTCAGGTTCTTGAGCACCTCTAAATATAATGTAATTTCCTCGAGGTAAATACGTTAATCTCAAAGGCGACTTATTTACTTTAAACAAATGAGTAACTTCCTGCTCGCTAATCGCCCACTTTAATTGCTCGTATACTGATTGTTCCAAAGTATTATCCGTTTTACGAATGCAAACAGCATTTACTGCATATCTCATAATCATTTGGATAATAACATGAGCTATATCTGAAGACTTACCCGAGCCACGACCACCTTTTTCCACTACATGCAGCACATTAGGATTCAATGCGGCACGCCATAAAGAATGAAAGTTCTTTGGTATAAACTCACTAATTCTACGAGATTTCATCATCTACACCTATATCGTCAATGAACTGCACTAATGCAGACATTTCGATTTCCTTTCTTTCCAAATAAGCTCCGTTTACTCTAAAGATATGATCTACAGAACGCTGCCGTTCTTCAATGGAAGGTGTGAATTCATAAGTGGACTCGACAACTTCCTCTCTGCCATTTGTCTTTACAGTTTTTTTAGAATATCCTTTTTGTACTTCTCCACGGGCAATACTAGCAGATATTGCTAATGCTTCAGCAATCGTCATAGAACGTTCATCAAAAAGTTCTTGCGTACGTTTTTGTATGTATTCAGAAATGTCAACTTTTGTCAACAATTTTTGTCCAATTGACCTTGCAGTCTTCTCAGAATAACCAGCCTTAATAGCAGATTGAGTAGCATTCTTACTAATAATATACTCATCAGCAAAATGCTTTTGTCTTTCGTTCACTTCATCACCCCTTTCAAATAAAAAAGCGTTGAAACTAATCAACGCAATACTTAAATAAATTCTAGTTGTATCATATATACAAAACTAGCAACCGAGGCACAACCAAAAAAATGAATCTTAAAGAAATAATATAGGAGAATGAATATCAACAATTAATAAACAAAAAAAGTAAATTCGATTGCTAGTTTTCTATATACAATTAGTGAAATAGGAGGGAAGAAAAAATTATTAAAAATTACCTCCTATTCCACACTACTATAGTACCTCGTTCTTTCTAGACTCTCCTTGCAACTTTCTAGCAAGTTCCTCTTTCTTTACTTCGCTTTTACTTCGTAAGTTCTCCCAAATCAAGCAGCAATTCATCAATACCTATACCGCCCTCATATACTAATAACGAACCACATTCAAAACATTCCGCAAAGAATAACAATCCTTTGTCTAATTCACGATAGAACTCAGATTCTGATATTTTCAAACTCACATAAATAGCAATATCACTATCAAAATTCTTGCAATACTTCATGATTAACAACTGCCTTAAATATGCATTACTCATTCTATTAATTGCTTTCTCAATATCTTCCACCATTTTCTGAGCTGTTAACTTTCTTTCGATATGTTTTTCTAAAGATTTGTTGACAGCTCCAGTATATGAACGTGGCTCGAACGAATACGTTGCGGTTACTTTTGATACATATTCTTCTCCAGCGATTTTCTTCAGCTGCTTGTAAGCAGATAACATCATAACGACTTTTTCTTTTGTAGCTTTCTTATCTAATTTTCTAACCAAAATTGTATTCACTCCCCTGTATTAATGGTATAATTTAATTAACCTATTTCTGTTACCACTTTCGATATGGGAGTGGTCTTTTTTATTTTTCAACTAATTCCTCTAGCAAATCAATTTGAAATCCGCTAAATGCAAAATCAAAACTGTTATTTCGTGTTACTACTGGTAATCTTTGAAAGCCATGCAATTGTATAAGCTCTAATGCTTCTTCATCTTCAAAAACATTAACTTCTTTAAATTTAACATTGTTTTGTTTTAGGAATTCTTTTGTCATTTCACATTGTACACATTTCGGTTTGCTATAAACTGTTACCATAAATACCTCCTGTATAAAATTCGTTCGGATCAATTGTTTCATCTGGTTCATAACTTTTAGCCGATGGAAATTCACTTATTTCATTCATCAATGTATTAAATCTATGAATAAAATCCTCACTAGCTTCTTCCCACAAACTCCATTTCAATTCGTCCATACAATACCATTTTTCGATAAACTCGAAAATCTCTCCTAACAAATCATTTGTTGGTAAATTCATTTTATGAGGAATTGCCCTTTCATAACAATTTCTTTCTGCAAATGACATATCATTCCACTTTTTCTTAACATTGTATGTTCTTTCAAATTTATCATTGCAACAGTTGAATACATAATCCTCTTTCACATCGTTAATGCTAATCATTTTTCAACCTCCACAAACAATCGAATAATCTCATCACCAAATAATTCAATTGCTCGTTTGCAATCATCGCTGTTTTTGAAATAACCAAAAAGACTGAATTCATAAACTCTATCCTCTCCAAATAAAAACAGTTCTTTTAAGCCGTAATCGCAACGGATAGTATATTTATATTGTAAGAAATCATCAAATTCTAGCTTCCAATCCCCATTGCATTTATCACGGAATTGTCTAAAGCGTGTCAATAAAGCACGTTTATCACGTTCACGTTCTGCTTCCTGTTTAGTTTTGAAAATGTGTCCTTGGTCATATCTTGGTTGGTCATAACTACTGAAATCCCATCGCAAACTAGTTATATTGCCTCCTGATTCAACCAACCAATACTGTTCATATTCTTTAAAAGGATAGTCAAACTCTTCTGCCGTTTCCAATTTCAATTGCTCATACAACGATTTTAACTTATCCAATTCATCTACAATAGATTGATTACCGTCTACTATCTTGCCTAGTTCTTTTATCAATTCATTTAATTCTTTACTCATCTCTATCCCTCCAAATATAATCTCTTAATTTCATTGCCGAATAGTTCTATTGCACATATAGCGTCCTCACGATTTTTGAAGCATCCAAAACTTTCAAAAGGTTGCACATCGATATACCACTTCAATAGCAATTCACTTGACTCATGATTGAATACAATAAAATATTTCGCTTTAAATTTATCTTTAAAATCCGGTTTCCAATCTCCGTTGCACTTATCTCTAAATTGTCGGAATCGTGTAAGTAACTCACGTCTATAATGTTCTCTTGTCGCGTCTTCTTTAGTCTTAAAAAAATTTCCTTGTCTATAGATCTTTCGGTCATTACCGCTACTACTCCACCAATCTTCCGCTATATCACCGTTGCTGGTTAATAGATAACACTTTTCTGTATAATTAAAAGGATAATCAATCTCTTTTTTTTGTATCTCAAATTTTAGCTCTTGCTGCAACTCTACTTTTCGTTTTTCTAGTTCTGTTATTTGCTTTTCTAACTCTTCCACTCTACTCATCATTCCGCCTCCAATTTACGTTTTAGTGCTTGAAATTTATTTTTATCTTTCATCAACTCTTCCAACGCTCCAACGATCATTAGCTTACTCATTTTATCAGGATAATGAATATCTTTTTCCCAATTAAAAACCGTTGTTTTAGTAACTCCGATAATCTTAGCAAACTCCAATTGACTCAACTTTTCTTCTTTTCTTATTTGATACAATTTCTTGCCTAAACTCATGTTTATTCTCCTCTCACGATATAATTATTCATATGTGTTTGCTTTAGAATATCTGATAGCCATGTGTCGCTTTCGTTTCTCAATCCATGAGTCCAGCAAGAAAAATCTATCTGAACATGGTTTTTTGTAAAATATAATTCTTCAATTAAACACGATTGTAAAGAGCTATTAGCATTGTGTTTTATAAAGCGACAATTAAATAGATCTTGTAAATCCGATTTAATCCATTCTTTAGCCGCATGAATATCTTTCAAGCCAACTTCTTTAGCAAACTTAGGATACGACACCGTCGTTCGACTACTTGTACCATCCATTTTCTGTTCAATATATTCTGCTATGTTCATTGTTGTTCCTCCACATAATCCACTAACCAGTTTTCATTGTGTTTTCTCATTTCTTTTGTTTCTTCTGTCAACTCAACCATTATCCATGGACCTTCGCAAAATTGAATATAATTTACAACTTTTTTCATTGATGCAAACGGCGATATAAAACTACCTATAACTTGACATAAATATTTACAATCGTATTCTGCAAATTGTAAACTTGTAAAAAGTTTAGGTACATTCACATAAACGTGTAACGAATCGACATCAGCCAATTCTTGAACGTGTTCTAGAAACAGTCGTCTAATTCTTCGTTCATTCATTCTTCTTCTCCATTTCTTCCACAATCTTTAGTAACCAATCTTCTTGTTCACGGGCGTCTTGTGTCCATTCTGCAAACTCAACTCTAACAACGGTTACTAATATGGTAAACGATGTGATAATCCTAGCGAATTTTATTTGCTTCCACCATGCTACGTTTTGTTTAAATGTACATAGATAATTCATGAGTACGTGCAATTCATTTGTCACATTTTCTAATACCTCATGTAATTGTTCAGACGGAATACCAGCCCAGTCCATATATGCTGTAATAGGGAAGGTTGCTTCTAACTTATCTTTCTCAGATATTTCTTGTAAAAACTTTAAAAATCTTTTGTTCGTCATTGTTATGCACCTCGTAATTGTTCTTGAATTTCTAAAATAGGTTCTTTTACTCGTAAAAATTGAAATCTATTCTCGTATAACACTCCTACTAATGTATAATAATCGTTCAATTCCGCACGATATAGACGTTCACAACTCAAAATACAATTAGAATTAATATAAATTTCACGACTCGCAGCCAACTCAGTTAACTTTATTAATTTCATTCCGCTACACCTCACTTACCATGTTTCTTTCCCTGCGTAATGTATTTCCATACTACCTCTAACCTGCATTATTGCATTCAAAATATCTTCCACATTTCCTACCGCATGAATGCAAGTACCGTTTTGTGCTTCAATCACAGTAACTCCTTCTTCTTCAGAAGCATAGACTTTCCAAATCCCATCAATTTTTATCCACGCTTCTTTACAGTTGAATTTTTCGTAAATTTTTAACACGTTGCCATTCTCCTCTGTAGAACACTTTCTTATCACGTTTACGCCGTACGTATCGTTCATTATCAATCTTTACAATCTCTATCTTGTTATAATTGTGTAATCTGTTAGGGTCAGTTGTTTCTCCGAACGTTTTAATCATCATTGACAACTCCTTTTTGACGTTTTGTTTTTCTAATCGTTTTCTAATTTTAGGTCAATTTTCTCATAATTATTCAAAGGTTACATGGTTACACGTTTTTTCGAAAAAGTCTAAAACGAAAATATAAGAATGTTGATTTATCAACGTTTTTACTATATATACTATTTATATATACTTTTTTATTAAAAAAACATGTAACCTGTAACTTTTAATAGTAAAAACATAGGTATATCAAGGGATTCCACGGTTACACGTAGCCAAAAAAACGTGTAACCTACCCGTAACTACCTGTAACTTTTTAGCCCAAAGGTTACACGTAGGAAGTGCAAGTTACGGGTTACGTGTAACCTTCCTTAAATGAGAATTCTTTTATAACCTCTTGTTGTTTTTCCGTTCGATTTGTAAATTTGTTTTTCCCAATTTTGTAAATTATCCATAATAAAACTGATTTTTTTAGACAATTTTTGGTCGTTTGATTCTCTTCTGAAAATATTAAACATAATCTCTCTAGTAGAAACTCGCTGCAATTCATGTCCACCTGATTTCCATTCCGGACTGTTCGCAAAATATTTCAAGGTGTATAAGCTTTGTTCTGTTGTTGTTTTACTTTCCCAATTTTGAGGAACAGGCATTTCTAAATATTGCAGCACTTGAATTTCTATTTCATCTCTAAACATAAATTGCTCACGATATTCATGTAATTCTTTTTCTGTTTCGTCATCAAACATCAAATCAAAGCCTTTTTCGTAAATTGTTACTGCTTCTCCCCAGATTTGTTCTACTGTTTCTGGAGTCATATTCATTGGGTGTTTTTTCTGTTGATTGTTATTAGCAAGAACAGGAAGAAAACGACGTTCTCCGGTTTTGTCTTTTAAGTACTCAATATGATTACTTGTTCTAGCCAAAACAAAGTTTTTAGCGAACTCTTGCGTTCTTCGCATGTACGGTTTTCTAAAGCGTAAACTTGTTTTTGAGATAAATGATTTTGTTTCAGCAAAACTCATTCTGTCACTAGCAACCATTTCATCATCATTAACAATCAAATGTTTCAGCATGATATCGTAATTATCTTTATTTGCAAAATCAGTGACTGCATCTGTATACCATTGACCGCCTATTTTTTGTAAAAAAGAAGTTTTCCCGACACCTTGACCACCTACTAGATCGAGAACGTAGTCGAATTTAACGTAAGGTTCATATACTTTAGCGACTGCCCCAACAAGCCACATTGTTGCAATTTTAGAAATCAATTCTTTATCATCAGCTCCTAAATACACTTGCAGCATTTGATTAATCCGTTGTTTTTTATCCCATTTGTCTCTTGCGTTTTCCATGTATTCTTTTACTGGATTATAAGAACGCTCCGATAAAAAGGTTTCCATACCATCTAACATTGCTTGACTTGTAAACGCTGCTCCAATTACATTTTCAAAATATACTTTTACGACTGATTCGAAATTAGAAGGCAATTCACCTTTCTTTAAAGTAGTGTTTCCTAATTGGATATCTTGAGTTAATTCGTGCTCTTGAGAAAACTCATTGTGTTTCAAATAGAGGTTTAATTGGTCATCCGCTCTAAATGCATTCAGTACATTCACAGGGCTATTAACTTTAAGAGTGCCATTGCTATTTTTTATTGGTTGAAAATTTTTATAAAAACTTACTAATTCACCAATTGCAATCACCTCCTATCTTTGCTAATCATACTCATTACTGTTCTTTCTAATTCTTGATTGGATAATGGATTTTGCGTATTGCCATTAGCAATTTTAGCTAATGACAATACATCCATTTCATCAACCTGCCTATATAGCAAGCCTCCAACAAATTTTGCTAATTTATCATTACGATTGCCTTCATCACCTAAACCGTTCGCAATTGTTTCAAATAATTCTGTTGTTTTTGTTTTTCCAGTTGTTCTACTTTGATTTGCCCATGACCTTAAGCCATCTCCAAAATCAAATGAACGCCCATTTGTTTTTTGATATTGCTTAATGATTGCCTCTATTAATTCTCTAGAAGCTGTAACCATTGTGCCGTTTTTAGGTGACTTCTCTAAATCCCATTCATACTGCCCTTTACTTGTTGCGGAAGGAGCAACTAGAACATAATTGTTTTCATGGGCTTTAATATCCACCCCAGGTAAGAATCCAATCATTTGACTAATGTTTATATCATCTCTTTTGAAATAAAATAGGTGTTTACCACCGCTTGCTGTTTTTGCTTGTAAAGTGGGTTCAATTAATTTTAAATGCTCCCACTTCTTCAATGAGTCGAAACCACTGGTTTCGCCATGCTTATCAATATCGATTACAAAGAAATTAGTCGTTCTTAATGCGATATTGGCGTCTGGATGCTTATTCCATATTTCCTCGATTTCATCAACACCAAGTGGTGGTTTTGCAGCAAATTCAATTAATGGTCTTTTAGTTGTTGGACTAATTGGGATGACTGAAAATCCTTTTTGTTGATACAAAAGGGCGTATTCTTTCATTGAATGCATAGCATCACCTTATTTTTAGAACGGTAAATCATCATCTTCTACAGTCAATGTTTCGCCGAAGCTTTCTGTTTTTTCTACAAGGTCATAGTTACGATAAACTTTTTCTCCTCTGCCTTTTGTTTCTTCAATTTGTAAAGTGAAGTATGAACCAACTGCCTTACGTTCTAATGCATCAGCTAATGTTTTTCCATCTTCAAAATCGTTTTTTAATACTTTATCTCCAGAAAATTCAATTGCTTTTTGGAAGAATTTAATCGTACGTTCTACTGACCAACTGATATCTTTGCCGTTCCATTCTGGTAAAGTACCAAATGATACATATTCACTACGATTATCATATTCACTTTCAGGATCACGAACTTCAAACGTATACCCTAAACTTTCCCATCCGCTTTCTGAAATATTAAACTGTACTTTTTTTAGAATTACTGGATATTCACCAGCTGGAATTTGTGCTACTCCATTTACACTATCTTTTCTCGGGTCAAAACCATCTTCTTTAATTTTCTTTGCAATACTTAATAAACTCATTCGTTATTCTCCTTTTTCATTAAAATAATTCATCAATATCTGTAGTTGTTGTTTTTTCTTGTTTTGGTGCTTTTTCCACTACTTGCTTTTTACGAGGGGCTTCTACTGCACCACGCACAGTACTTAAAATCTTCAAGATTTTTTTATCATCAACTTGGTCTGCATAGTAAACTTTACGTCGTCTATCAATTTCACGATTGTAATTATTACCAACTTTTTCGGTATGAATCATCAAATCAGAATTACCATTAATCAGATTGACATACTTATCTTTCAAACTTGGTTTGTCTTTTGTGGCTTTACCGTTATCGTCATATTCAGAAACTTGACGGCTAATATAGATAACATTCATTGGTAATGCTTTTAAGTCCATCACTAATTCCGTTACTGCTTGGTTAAAGAAGTCGTAACCTTTTCCGTAACCAATTTCTGATAGAGATTTAAGTCTTGGTTTACCGCTTGGGGTTAACTCGTCACAGACAGCAATTTTAATCATCTCAATCACATCATCAATTACATCTACAACGACTGTTTCGTAAGAATGCTTATGATTTTGCAACGCTAATAAGATTTCACCTAATTGATTAATCACAGAATTAACAATTTTTCCGTCTTTGTCATTACTTGCTTGGGCAATGATTTGACCCTTGTCATCACGAAGGTTGAAGGTGAATTCACCTGCTTTCAAGTCGCGACCATGAAGGGTTTTGTGGAAGACGATATCAGTTGTAGCTGCTTTTTCATCTTTGATGGTGTTGTCGAAAGTGACATCTTCAGGATAAGTGACGTTTGTGACAAGAGCATTTGCTTTATCACCGATTTCTTTAGTGACAGTGACTTGAATACGAGCGGTCATGGTGTCATAAATGACGTCTTTATCCGTTCCTTTTTCTTCGGTCACAAGGTAGGTGTAAGTGCCTGCTTGTGTGAAGGTGAGGTCTTTAAAGGAAATATGACCGTCTTTGTCATTTGTTGCTGTGGCAAGGAGCTTGCCTTGTTCGTCACGAAGGTTAAAGGTGAATTCATTGTCTTTGAGGCTTCGACCGTGAAGGGCTTTAGACAAGTTAAGGTCGATACGAGCGTCTTTGAGTTCTTTGATTTGGTTATCAAAGGTTGTGTCTTTAGGATAAACGACGCTTGAGACAAGTGCATTTGCAGTCTCTCCGATTTCTTGAGTGACTTTAACAGTGACATCTGCAACCATGTCATCGTAAATCACATCTTCATAATTACTACGATCGCCCATATATACAGCCATCGTCACCACTATATTTCCATTGTCTGTTTCTATATTTAATTTTTCTGATTCAATATATTTTTTCAATGGAATTTGTCGAGCATCTTCAACATCGACACCATATACCAAAGCTGCAATTTCGCGTTGTGTTTGCAGATCATTGTTAATTATTGTTTGAATGCCATTCAGATAGTCGCCGGACAATATTTGTTCTACTGGATTTGCCAGAATATCTCGGCTGTGACCATGAATGCTGTTAATTTGGAATAATCCGTAGTCGTAAGTTCCGTTTGTATTTAATCCAGTATTATCCACCAATGTAGTCGTATTTGGATATGCTCTTACTGCAGT